GCCGCCGGCGGCGACGCCGCCGGTCACGCGCGACGACGCTCGCGACGCCGCGAACAATCAGGATCTCCTTTTCGGGCGCCGGGGCGGCGCCGCGGATCAGATTACGGGCGCCAGCGGAGCCGAGGCGGGCGCTACGTCAAAGACAAAGCTCGGCTAACCCATAGGGGGGACAAATGGCAGAACAGAAGGCAAAGGCACCGGACAACAACAAGCGCCTAGCAGCGCTCGAGGCGGGCGTTTCGGCGCTCACAATGGCGCTGACAGCGAACGGGATCGAGCTCGCCGTCGGCGACGATCCGATCGAGAAGGCGATCGGCGCGATCAAGCGCTCGGCCGAGGAGGCGAACGACGGCGCGCTCGAGCAGCTCAAGACGACGGTCAAGGAACAAGCCGAGAGCTACGCGGCCGACGTCGAAAAGCTCAACGAGCAGCTCCACAATCTTGCCGGCTATGCGTCCGCGACGCTCGGCCGTCTCGTGCCGGAGCTGGATCTCGCTCCGCTGACCGACGAACAGCCGTTCGCGTACCTCGAGCGCCTGACCGCCGCCGCCAATCCGGCGATCGAGAACCTTCTCTCGAGGAGCTCTACGCCGGGCACGGACGCCGCCGAGCTCGACGCGGCGCGCAAGCGGATTGTCGAGCTGACCGCCGAGATCGGCGAGCTCGAGCAAGACCTACTCGATATGACGAACGCGAAGAATGAGCTCGCCAATCAGCTCGCCGCGGAAGGCAAGGGCACCGGCCAAGCGCCGCCGCCGCCGCCGCCGCCGGATCCGGAGCCCGAAAACCTGATCGGCGATCGGGATCCGCGCGCCCGCGACGTCGGGCCGGGCTTCTCGACGCTGACGGAGGTCGCGATCGGCGCGCTCGTCGAGGAGGGCGGCGATTTCGAGCTCGCCTTTTCCAATGGCGAGTTTGAGATCGTGGAGCTGCAGCCGGTCAAGATCCGAGCCAAGGATCTCCATCGCGTCGACAGCTCGCGTTGGATTGTCGGCCCGGCGGTTCACGTCAAGGGCGCCGTCGCGAGGGTCAGGCTCGCCGGCGCCGGCTTGCTCTACAAGGGGGAACAGGTCGGTTACTGCGCGTTCGATCCGGCGCTCGTCGTCGATCCCGGCCAAGAGCGCCGTTTCGACCGTTGCCTGATCTTCTAGGTTTCGTCGCGTGAGGGAAGGCGCCGGCGGTGGGGGCACCGCCGGCGCCGCAAGGGGGGGAAAGATCAATGGCCGATATTGCGCTTCTCGATTCGGACAAGGTGCAGCTCGTTCTGGCGAACCATGAACGGCTGAAAGAGCAACGCGCCTTCTACGAGCCGATCTGGCGCGACATTGATCGCTATGTCGACCCGCACGGCGCCGGCGGTTGGGACAAAAACCGCGCCACCTTCACCAACGAAGCCGATGAGCTGTTTGACGTGACCGCGCTCGACGGGCTCGATCGCTACACGGCGGCAATGGCCGGCGTCACCATCCCGCGGGGGCAGCGCTGGCACGGGGTTGCCTTCCCCAACCGGGAATTGATGAAGCTCCCGGTCGTTCAACGGTGGTGCGAGGCCGCGACCGACGCGCTTTTCATGGCGCGTTATGCGCCGTGGACCGGATTTGAAGCCCAGGCGCACGAAGATATCCGGCAGGAGGGCAAGTACGGAACCTCGCCGATGCTTGTCAGCGAGCGCGTCGGCGGCGGTCTGTTCTACAAGACGCTCCACCTAAGCGAGTGCTACATCGACGAGAATTATAGCGGCCGCGTCGACACCGTTCACCGCTGCTACACGCAAACGATCAAGGCCGCCGTCGCCGAGTTTGAGAAGTACGGCGGGATCGAGCTCTTTTCCGACAAGACGCGGCGCGATTTCGAGGATCCGAAGAAGCGCAACAACGAGATCGAGATCCTGCACGTCATTCGGCCGAACGCCGATTATGAGCCCGGCTTTTTCGGGCCGAAGGGCAAGCCGATCGAGAGCATCTATATCGAGCTCCACGAAAAGCACGTGATCCGCCGCTCCGGCTTCAACTCAATGCCGATTCCTGTCTCGAGGCACGTTACCGGGCCGCGCGATTGCTACGGCCGATCGCCGGCGATGAAGGTGCTCGCGACGGTCAAGGGTTTGCAAGCGATGGGGAGGACGATCCTCGACGCCGCGAACAAGGCGGTCGATCCGCCGCTGCTCTACGACGACGACGCCGATATCACGAGGGTCGCGACGAAGGCCGGAGGGCTCACCGCCGGCGGCGTCTCCGACGGCAAAATCAATGTCCACCCGCTCCTGACCGGCGGCCAGATCCCGATCGGCGCCGACATTCGCGAGGAGGAGCGCGAAGTCGTCAAGGCCGCGTTCCTCGAGGAGTTTTTCCGGCTCCTGACCGATCCCTCCGATCGCATGACCGCAACGCAGGTGATGGAAACGGTGCAGAAGGAGGGCGTGCTGATCGCGCCGTTCGCGGGCCGCCGGGAAACCGAGAAGCTCGGGCCGCAAGTCGAGCGCGAGCTCGATATCCTGATGCGCGCCCGCGTGATCGATCCGTTCCCGCCGGAAGTGACGGAGGCGGGGGCCAAGCCGCGCGCCTACATGACAAACCCGCTTTCGCGCATGGCTCGAGCGGAGGAAGTCACGGGCTTTACCCGGCTCGTCGAGATCGGGATCCAAGCCGCCGGCGCCGGGCGGCCCGATGCGCTCGATCGCGTCAATTTCGACGAAGGCATGAAGGTTTCGGCCGAAGTGCTCGGCGTGCGGCCGTCGCTCACCTACAGCGACGACGAGCTCGCGCAGCGCCGGCAAGCGCAGCAGGAGGCAAAGGACAGCCAATCGGTCGCGGAAGCGGCTCCGGGTCTTAGCCAGGCGGCGCTCAATCTGGCGAAAACCCGCGAGATCGCCGACAAGCTCGGCGAGGGCGGCGGCCTGTGAGCGTCATTCACCCGAAGAAGCTCGAGGAAGTCGCGCGCCGGATCCTGACCGGCAAGGCGGCCGAGCTCTCGCGGTGCGTGAAGGCGTGCTTTCTCGACGAGAAGGGCGCGCCGACGCTCGAGGGCGAGCGCGTGATCGCGGATCTCCGCAGGTTCGCGCGGCTCGGCTCGCACAAGGATCATTCCTTCTTGCGGGATCTCCGCGGCGCGATCGATCCGCTGTCAATGGCGCGGATCGAGGGCCGGCGCGAGGCCGTCAACAGACTGATCGATTTTTTGGAGCTCGATCCGAGTGCGGTTCGGGCATTTGTGGAGGTGGACAATGGTCGTGAATAGGGGGGGGTTGCTGGCGAGCACCGGAGCGATCGGGCTTCTGGCCGCGAGGGGCTGGCGCTGGCGCGCTGACGGCGACGGCGACGGCGCCGGCGGTGGTGGCGGCGGATCCGGCGACGGCGACGGCGACGACGACGATTTTTTTGCTGGATCCGGCGGCGGCTCGGGCGACGGCTCGGGCGATGGATCCGGCGACGGCTCGGGCGATGGATCCGGCGACGGCTCGGGCGATGGATCCGGCGACGGCTCGGGCGATGGATCCGGAGCGCTCGAGATCCCGGAGTGGGCTAAGAGCTTTTCGGCCGAGAAGCCGGGCGAAAAGGAGCTCTCCAACCAGGAGTGGGTCGCCAAGCTCGGCGTCAAGGATCTCGACGGCGTTGTTCAGCTTGCCCGCGACAACCAAAAGGCGCTCCGCGAAAGCGGCCGCGTCAAGGTTCCGGGCGAAGGGGCGAGCGAAGCGGAGGTTAAAGCCTTCCGCGAAGCGATCGGCGCGCCGCTCGAGGCGGGCGCCTATGCCGTCGAGCTGCCGGCGGAAGCAAAGGGCTTTCAGCTCGACACGGCTTTCATCGATCCGATGAAGGAGATCGCGCACAAGTACCATATTCCGCAAGCCGCCTTCAAAGAGCTCGGCGACGCGTTCATGGCGGCGCAGCTCGCGAGCATCCAGGGCGACGTTGCGACGGCCAACAAGGAGCGCGACGACACGATCAAGGAGTGGGGACCGGAGGCCGAGCAGGGGAAAGAGGAGTTCCGCCGCGGGCTCGACGTCTGCAAGCTCAAGGGCGCCGACGCGCGCAAGATCCAAGCGGCGATCGGCGGCAAGCGGACGCTCGAGCTGTTTCGCTCGATCGGGCAAATGGCCGGCGAGGATTTCTTTGCCGGCAACGGCGGCCGACCGGCGGAACGCTTCGGCGTCGCCAGCGCGGCCGACGCGCAAAAGCAGATCGACGCGATGGTGGCCGACAAGGACACCCGCGCGAAGCTCCGCGCCAAGGATCCGGTCACAACGGCACGTTACAATCGCCTGACCGAAGCGCTCGCCGCGTTCCGGAAACAGGCGGCGGGTGCTCAATAGCCACACTGTTGCATTTTTGTCGTTGACACAGGGCGGCGATCGCGAGATCGTCGCCCTGTTCATTCCTTGGGGGGGTGGAACGAACCGGCCTAGCGGCCGCCTCGCTCGCGACGGTGAGCACACAGGGGCGCCGCACCCGGCCCAGGTGGGGGGATCACCCGGCGAACCGTGCCGCAAAACGGTAGAGAGGCACCGGCCACTGGCCGCCTAGCCGATCGGCTTTCCATTTCATCGGATCCGATCGGCTCAATCACCCTTCCGAGCCTCGGACCACAGAACCGGGGGAGCCCGCAATGGGTGACGTTACCTTTACCGCACAGACGCGGTTTGAATCGAATATGCGGATGGAGCTGCAGGAGCAGACCTCCAAGCTCGCGCCGAAGGCCGTCGCGCGCAATGTCGCCGGCGCCGAAAAGACCAAGCTCGACAACCTCATCTCCAACCACAAGATGCGGAAGAAAACCGAGCGCAACGGCACCGTCGTTCACGACACGACGGGTTGGGATGGGATTTGGGTCGCGAAGCCCGATCCCGATTACCTCGCGACGCTCGTCGACGACGAGGACAAGCTCCTGACCGCGGTCGATCTGCAGGGCGGCGAGACTATGGCTCACGCCGGCGCCGTTCGCCGCCAGAAGGACGACGCCTTTATCGGCGGCTTCTTCGGCGACATGATTACGGGCAAGCAGGGAACCGTGCTCAACGCGTTCCCGGCGGGCAACGTCGTTCCGGCGACGCTGCAGCCCGACGGCACGATCGGCGCGGCTTGCGGAATGAACGTGGCGAAGGTGCGCCGTGCGCGCCGGATCCTCGCCCGCAACTTCGTCAACCTCGATCAGTCGCTCTATCTCGGCCTGACCGCCGAGCAGGTCGAGGAGCTCTCGCTCGACGCCAAGGCGACGAACCGGGACTTCGCCGACGCGATCAAGATGCAATGGTCGAGCGACGGCAAGTATATCGTGGCGATCGCCGGCTTCGAGATCATCGAGATCGAGCTCGGCAACCCGATGTACGACAACACCGACCTGACGCTCAACGGAGCGGGCCAGCGCAAGCTGCCGTTCTGGACAGCCGATGGAATGGTCATGGCGACGTGGGAGGAGCTTTTCACGTCGGTCGACAAGCTGCCGACGCAGCACTTCTCGGCCCAGGTCTATTCCCGCTGCCAGCAGGTCGCCTCGCGCACCGATAACAATCGGTGCGGCTACATCGAGTGCGTCGAAGCCTAACCGGGGGGCGGTGAGCTCCGGCTCGCCGTGATTGGGGGGACGTCGCCCGGCTCTCGGGTCGGGCGGCGCTTCCGGAAGAATAGGGGTTCCGCTCCCGAACGCGGCGAAAGATCCGACGGTTTCGGATCACGGGGGATTGAATGGATTACGAATCGCAAGAAGCGCCCGGCTCGGCTCTGCCGACGACCAAGGCTCCGGGCAATGCGGTGAGCTCGCCGGTTCGCCGCAGCGTCAACACGTTCGTTTGCGACGCGACGGGTTGCGGCGCCGCCGCCGCCGGCTCCAAGCTGCTGCTTGCCGGGATCCCGGCGGGCGCGCGCGGCGTGCGTCACCGGGTCACGGTGAGCGCGACGCTCGGCGCGGCCGAGCTCGAGATCGGCACCGACGCGGACGCCGCCAAGTATGCGGCCGCGGCGGCGTACACCACGGCCGACGCGCCGGTTGAGCTCGCGAAGGCCGCGCACCTTGCGGCCGAGCTCGCCGACGACGAAGCGCAGTTCGTCACGACGAGCGCCGCGGCGCTCCCGAACGACGGCACGATCATCGCCGTCGAGACGGAATACACGCTCAACTGATCGGGTTAGGACCGCCGGCGCGCCAACCGCCGGCGGCTCTCTAGGGGCAAGCCGGCGACGGTCGGCTTGCCTCTCATTCCGGGGGGGATGCGAGCGTGGCCGACGAACGCAAGATCGAGAAGCTAACCTATGTCCCGATCGCGAACATCGCGCTCGGGCATTTGGGCGAGGACGATCGGATCCAGGCGCCCGATCAGGACAGCAAGCCGGCGCGCACCGTCAAACGCGCATGGGAAGCAACCCGCCAATTCGTCCTATCCGAAGCGCATTGGAGCTTCGCTCTCCGCACCGTCGAGCTCGCGCAGCGCGCCGATGATCCGGAGTGGCCGATCGCTCTTAACCGCAAGGCTTTCCCGCTGCCGGCGGATCTCGTCGAGCTCGTCGAGATCGTCGATCCGGCTTGCCTCGAGGAAGGCGAAGATCTCTTTTCGATCGAGCGCGGCCCGAACGGGCAAGAGCTGCTCGCCGACGTGGCCGCGCCGGTCACGATCCGGTACGTGCGCGACGGCGCCGATATCGCGGATCCGACGAGTTGGTCGCCGGCGTTCATCGAAGCGTTCGCCTTCCGTCTCGCGTGGCAGATCAGCGACGCGCTCGGCGCCGACAAGGGCCGCAAGGATCGCGTCCTGCTCGCCTCCGATCGGGCGCTCAAACTAGCGAAGCGCAACAACCGCCGCACCAAGGCGCGGCAAGCCGAAGTCGAGGGTGAGTGGATCCGCTCCCGTCGGCGCGGCGTCGATCGCGCACCTGGCACCTAATGACGAAGGTCCGGACGCCGCTTTATGCCTTCAACGGCGGCGAGATCAGCCGCCGGATGGAAGGCCGATCGGATCTCGACGGGATCTATGATCGCGCGCTCGCCAAGATGCTCAATTATGTGGCGACGGTTGAAGGGCCGGCGTCAAAGCGGCCCGGCTTCCGCTACATCATCGCCGCGGCGCTCACGTCGAGCTGGCTCACCCGGTTCGTGTTCAATTCGACGCAATCCTACGTGCTCGAGTGGGGTGAGAAGGCGGTTCGCTTCTTCACCAACGGCGGCCTGATCGAGAGCGCCGGCGTGCCGTACAGCGTCGCGGTCCCGTACACCGCGGCCGACGCGCCGAGGATCTCGAGCAAGCAGAGCTACGATCGGCTCTATCTCGCGCACGCGTCCTACTTTCCGGGGATGCTCACGCGCACCGGCGCCGAGACGTTCACCTACGACAAGATCCCGCTCACCAACGGCCCGTTCAAGGATTGGAACACCGATCGGGCGAAAACGATCACTTGGGAGGGCGCCGGCCTCGTCGGCGATATCTGCAACCTAATCGCCAATTTCGATCTGTTTGAGCCGGGGCACGTCGGCTCGCATTTCATTTTCGAGGTTGTCGGCTTCTCGAATATCCCGGCTTGGGAGCCGGCGTGCAAAACGGTCCTGACCGACGCCGCGAGCTACATCAACGTCGGTTGCCTCGTTCGCTCTGATGGCAAGGTCTATAAGTGCGTCGACCTGGGCGGCTCGCATTACACGGGCACCGTCGAGCCGACGCATACGACCGGAGCCGAGTGGGACGGCGCCAAGGCAACGGCGATGGGCCAAGTCGACGGCGATAATTCCGGCGTCAAATGGGAATATCAGTACGATCGCTTCGGGATCGGCAAGATCCAGACGATCGTGAGCTCGGCCGAGGCGCAGCTCGAGGTCACGCGATCGTTCCCGGCGCTCGACACGGCGACGTGGCATTGGGCGCACGCCTCCTTTTCCGACGTCGAGGGCTATCCGCAGCTCGTCACCACTTGGGGCGGCCGCTTGATCTTCATCAAGGGCGTCGAGATCTCCGGCTCCGTCGTCGGCGATTATTTCAATTTCATGCCCGTCAATGAGGACGGCGATTTCTCGGCCGATATGGCGTTCCGCCGATCGCTCGAGATCTCGGATCCGCCGACGTGGGTCCACGCCGACAAGGAATATCTCCTGCTCGGCACGCACAGCGAGGAGATCGTTGTCGGTCAAGTCAACACGGCCGCCGGGATCGCGAGCGACAATCTCAAGGCGCAGCCGCAATCGGCCTATGGGACGGCCGACGTGTGGCCGGTCCCGATCGGCCCGTCGATCATCTTCGTGCAGCGCGGCGGCCGCAAGCTCCGCGAAGCGACGTTCTCCTATGACGCGGGGCGCTTCGTCGCGGTCAATTCGACGATCTACGCGCGCCATATCACCCGCTCGGGCGTCGCCTGGCTCGCATGGCAAGCCGAGCCGGAAGATATGCTGTGGGGCGGCCGCGGCGACGGGACGCTGATCGCTCACCCGCACAACCCGGAACAGGATATCAAGGGCTTCTCGAGGATCGAGCTCGCCGAGGGAACGGTGATCTCCGGGACCGCGATTCCATCCGACGACGGCTCGAGGGATGATCTTTGGATCCTCGCCGAGCTCGACGGCAAGCGGGCGATCCTCAAGCTGGATCCCTATTGGGATGAGGACGCCGGGCTCGATATGGCCGACGCGTTCTTTGTCGATTGGGGCGTGAGCTATGACGGGACGCAGCTCGACGATCTCGGCGCGCCGCTCGGCGCAAAGCAGACCTTCACCGTCGGCCTCGACCACCTCGAGGATAAGCGGGTTCGGATCCTCGCCGACGGCGTAGAGATCAACACTATCACCGTCGTCGACGGCTCGATCACGCTGCCGAAGCCGGCGATGAAGGTATCGATCGGGCTTCCCTATCAGGGCCGCTTGCAGCTCCTCCGGAGCGAGGCTCGAGGAGTGCCGACGTCGCAAGGGCTCCGCAAGCGGATCCGCCGCCTCTTTGCCCGCCTGATCGACACGGCCGCGCTGTCGATCATCAACCGCAACGGCGAGACGGAGCGGACGTGGGACCGGCACGACGATATGCCGATGAACACGCCGGCGCCGCTGTTCACGGGCGACACGGAGAACGTCGCTGTCGGCGGCGGCGGATCCGACTATTCCGACGCGCCGGAGATCGTGAGCGACAATGCGCTCCCGTCGATCGTGACGCTCCTCGTCCCGACTTACGAGCTCGAGGAGTTCCCGCAATGACGGCCGAGCTCGAGTTTCGGCCGATGCTCGCCGGCGATGCCGTGCTCCTCGATCTGCAGCCGAGCCAGCATCACGAGCTCGGCCTCTATCACCCGGCCTATTCGCTCGAGGAGGGCGAGGAGCTCGCCGAGAACGGGGACGCGTGGACCGCTTGCCGCGGCTCGAGGATCATCACGATCGCCGGCTTCCGGGATCTGTTCGGCAACGGAAGGCACGCCGTTGTGTGGGCGTCGCACGCTCGAGATCTTGGCCGCGACTATCTGCCGATCACCCGCTTTGCGCGCAAGCAGATCGCCGAGAGCCGCTTTGCGCGCCTCGAGGCGATTGTCGACGCGGCCGACGAGCGGGCGCTCACCTGGGCGGGCCTCGTCGGCCTGACCGCCGTCCATGCGCTCCGCGGCTACGGGCCGCAGGGCAAGGATCACATTCTGTTTGAGAGGGTGAAATGAAGGCTGTCGGCCAGTTCGCCGGCGGGATCTCGGCCTATGACGCCGGGAAATACACCCGCCGAGTGATGCAGACGAACGCGCAAAACGCGCAAAACGCCGGCGTCTCGGAACGCGATCGGATCCGCGTCGCCGCTCGAGCGGCGATGGGCGAGCAGCTCGTCGCGCAAGGCGGCTCCGGTTTCCAGATGGGGACCGGCTCCGCGCTCGACGCGCTGCGCGAGAGTGCGATCAACCGCGAGCTCGATTTCGCCGTCTCGCGCCAGCGCGCCAACATGGCGGCCGAGGGCTTCAAGCAACAGGGCGATATCGCCTACGCGAAGGGCAAGGCCGCGCTCGCCGGCGGGATCATCTCCGGCGTCGAAACGATCGCGCAAACGATCGCCGGCGCGTACACCGGCGGCGCTTCGGGGGCTATGGCGGCGAGCTCCGGCGGCGACGCCGCAGACGCCGGCGGCGCCAACGCGACGCTCTACGGCTCGAGCGATGGTTACAGCTCCTTTATGAACGGCGGGGGGCTTTAATGGCCGCGCCCTATCAGCCGCAGCTCAACCCCGCGGGCGATTCCAATTTCAGCGGCGCGCCGGAGGACATTGGCGCGCCGATCGCGAACGCGCTCGAGTACGGCGGCGAGCTGATGGATCAGGAGATCCATCGCCGCAAAGAGCTCGATCGGGATATGCAAGCCACGCAAGCGGGCGTCGCGCTCGCGAACGCGTCGGAGCAGCTCGACAAGGCGGCGATTGACGCTCGAGACAATGCCGGCCCCGCTGCCGCCGGGCACACGGCCTCGATCGAGGCGATGATCGATCAGACGTCGCAACAGGCGCTCGGCCAGATCCGCGACCCGCATATCCGTCAGGCGTTCACAAAGCGTTGGGCGGATCTCCGCAACCAGATCGGCACCCGCGAATACGGATGGGAAGCGGCGAAGCGCGTCGATTACCTCACGACGAACGTCAAGGAAGCGACCGACACCTACGCTCGATCGCAGTCCACGAATCCGACGCTGGCGGCGCTCCCCAACCAGCTCAACGCGATCCATGACACGGTTTATTCGACCGCCGGGCTCGACGACGCCGCGAAGCACGCGATCGTGAAGGAGCAACAGGCGGCCGTCGTCTATTCCTACGCTCAAGGTCAGATCGACAAGGATCCGACGGAGCTCGTCGGCGATCCGAAAACCGGCACGCCGGGGATCCTCGATAGCGCGGATTTCAATCAGTATCTCGATCCGAAGCAGATCGACGCGCTCCGCAGCTCGGCCGACGTCGAGATGCGCCGGCGTGCGGCCGAGCAGCGGCAAGAGGAAGCTCGGGCGAAGGCGGCGGCCGTCGAACAGATCGGGCTCCTCAAAAAGCAAGCGGCGAGCGGCGTTGTCCTGACCGACGATCAGATCGCCCAGGGCACCGCCCTAGCGAAGCAATACGGCCTCGAGAGCGACGAGTGGGATCTCGGCGTGCTCAAGGATCAGAACGACGTCAATCGCCAGTACCGCACCGCGACGCCGGCGACGCTCCACCACGATCTAAACGAGCTCCAAGCGAAGGTTGCCGCGGGCAAGGCGACGGCGGCCGATCAGGTTCGCTTGAAGGATCTCACCGCCTTTGCCGGCCCCGCGATCGAGCGCTTCAATTCCGATCCCTATGCCGCCGCGGCCGCCGCCGGCAATCCGGCGCCCGATCTCGGCGATCTCGAGCACCCGGACCCGGCGAAGATCCAAGCGCGCGTGAGCTGGGCGCGATCGTTCGCGGCGAGCTCCGGGCTCGTCAACGTGCCCTACCTGTCCAACGACGAAGCGAAGATCTTCACTGACCGGATCAAGCAGGGACCGGCGGGCCAGCTCGACAGCTCGATCGCGCTTCGCAACGCCTTCGGCGGCACCGTCGCGATGCAGATCGTCAAGCAGATCGCGCCGGGCAACAAGGATCTCGAGCTCATGGTCGGGCTCCATCCACGGGTAGCCGAGCTCTACAAGCGCGGCTCGGCCGCGCTCGAGGCGAAAACCGTCCACCTTGGCTCGACGTCGGATCAGCAGCAGGGGCAAGCCGATCAGCAAGCGATGAAGGATCTGTTTGGCGCCTACGCCGAGGCGATCCCCGTCGATATGCAGCCGGCGCTGTGGCGAGCGGCGCAGAACATCACCGCCGGCGTCGCGGCCGAGTGGGGGCACCACGAACCGACGGGCGACGATCTCAAGGGCACGTTCGGCCAAGCGATGCAGCGCGCCGGGGGGATGCTCGGCAGCGCCGGCCAGGGCAGCGCGACGGGCGGTTTCGTGAATTGGGAGGGGCATTACGCTTGGCTCCCGCAGACGATGAGCCGCGGCGAGTTCCAAACCCGGATGAGCCGCGCGGGCAAAGAGGATTGGGTGAAGGCCGCCGGCGGCGAGCCGCACTACATGGGACCGGACGGAAAGCTAAAGCCGCTCTCTGACAGCCAGATTGACCAGCTCGCGCACTACCGGCTGCAGACGGTGAGCCCCGGCGTCTATCGCCTGATCGGTCCCGACGGCGGGCACGTCGTCACCAAGGACGGCCAGCCCTTCCAGTTCGATATCCGGAACCTCCGCTAATGGCCGATCCGCGCACGTACAACGTCGAGGACCGGATCCGCGAGCTCGGCGAGGATCCGGCAACGGCCTATGCCAATGCCAAGGCAAACGGCATGGCCGGCGACGCGCCGCCGCCGACGCCGATCGGCAACGGCTCGCCGGAGATCGCGGCCGACACGTTCGGCGAGGATCCGCCGGCGCCGGTCCCGGCGGTTTCGGATCCCGACGCGGCGCTCCACCGGGCGCAGCCGGGCAAGTTCAAGCCGGGCGGCGCGGCCGCGCCGGCGAAGAAGGGCAAGGCGCCCGAGCTCGCGCCGATCGTCGACACGGGCACGCTCGCCGACACTCAAGAGCAGCTCCCGGATATGGCGCCGGTTCGGCCGACGGCCGCGCCGATCGAGCCGCCGGCGACGTTCAATGAGCTGTTCCACGCCAATTCGCGGATCGCGCAGCGCGACGGATCCACGTTCGACGATCACATGCTCGCCACCGGCTACGCGCCGATCGTGCGCGCGCTCGGCCTCGATCCAAGCGAAAACCCCGCCGAGTACGCGTCGCTCGACGCTGCAGGGCAAGCCCGCTTCGGCAACGCCGGCCAACCCTCGAGGCTGGCGACGGCCGCGCGCCAGGGCGAGCAAATGCCCTTCGGGAACACCTTCCTCGCCGATCGCTCGCTGCAGGAGAGTTTGATCGTCGCCGAGATCAAGAAGCGCCGCGCGACGCAGCCGGATTTCCTCAAGGGCGTGCCCGATACCGTCGACGGGTTGCACGCCTATTTCCTCGCGCAAGAGAAGGGGCGGCAGTCGGCCGACGAGGAGACGGTCGCGCGCTCGCCGGGCGGCCTGACCGGCTTCGCGGCCGCGCTCGGCGGATCCGTCGCCGGCACCTTCCACGATCCGGTCAACATCATGGGGCTCGCGATCCCCGGCGGCGAGGGCAAGTCGCTGATCCAGATCGCGGCTCGAGACGCGCTTATCAACGGCGTGCTCGAGCTCTCGCAGCAGCCGATCGTCGCGCACAACCGCGGCGAGCTCGGCGAGAGCTACACCGCCGGCGACGCGGTAAGTAACACCTTCTCGGCGGCCGCCGGCGGAGCCGCCTTCGGGACCGCGCTCCACGTCGGCGGCAAGGCGGCAATGGCGACGGGCGTCCCGCAAGCGATCGGCCGAGCCGCGGGCATGACGTCGAACGCGATCGCCGATCGCCTGTTTCATGCCCTGCCCGAGCGGCTGCAACAGAAGTGGGGCGCGGCGATCGTCAACACCTGGGCGCGGCGTCTCGACAATGGCGAGAAGCTCGACGACGTGTTTGGCGAGCTCTCCAACCGCGAGCTCACGACGCTTTCGCGGACGATCGTCGGCGATCAGCACCTTACCCCCGACGAGAAGGCCGCGGGGAACGTGCTCGAGCGCGGCGAGGAAGTCGGCGACGTCTCTCCCTATCAACCCGGCCCCGCCGGCGACGCGACGAACGAAAACGGCCTCGCGGCCGCGATCAAGGATCTGCAGGATCGACGCACACCCGCGCCGACGGAGTTACCTTCTGGCTCCGTCGACAAGGGCACCGGAGCGGCTTCGCCAGTGGCCGAGCCGGCGCGGCCGCCGGCGGCTTTGTCCACCGCCCGGCGGCCGCAACCGGCGCCGACGTCGGATCCGGAGGCGGCGATCGCCAGCTTCAAGGCGAAGGTCGGGGGCGCCGAGAACAACACGGGCAACATTCACGCGAAAAATCCGAACAGCTCGGCGAGCGGCCCCGCGCAATTCACCGATGGGACGTTCCGCGACTATTACCGCAAGGTTTACGGTCAGGATCCCGGAGCTCACCCGTCGGCCGAGCTCAAGGACAATCCCGAGGTTCAAGCCCGGCTCCTTGACCGCCTCACCCGCGACAATGCCAGCGCGCTCGAGCACGCCGGCGAATCGGTCAACGAGGGCAATCTCTACCTCGCGCATTTTCTAGGGAGCGGCGACGCGCTCCGCGTGCTCAAGGCCGACGCGTCGACGCCGATCGAGCGCGTACTCTCGGAGAAGGTGCTCGAGGCAAACCCGTTCCTCCGCGGCAAGTCGACGAGCGAAGTCGCCGCCTGGGCGAACGCGAAGATGGGCCGCCAAGTCGCCTCCGTTCGCGCCGGCGGCGTGCTCGATCCGGCGAGCGGCGACGACGACGCGAGGATCGCGCAGCTCAACGAAGAAGCGCTGCAGCTCGACGATCAGGTAATCGGAATTGCGCGCAAGCCCGACGGGGATCCGGTCAACCTCTACGCCTCGCGCGTCCCGGTTTCACAGCTCAACGTCGACGCCGAGCGGTTCCAGTTCAAAGCCGGCGGCGATCAGTACGGCGTGAACGACCGGCTCCGCGGCGTTGAGGAGGTCGATCCGCTCGCGCTTGGCCGCCTCACGCTCTGGCAGGATCGCGACGGCCGCATGTGGGTTTCCGACGGGCACCAACGAACGGGGCTCCTCAAGCGCGAGGCGGCCGCGACGGGGCTCGATCGCGCCGTCGACGTCGGCGTGCTCCGCGAAGCCGACGGCGTTACGGCCGAGGATGCAATGGTCATGGCCGCGCTCAAAAACTTGGGCGAGGACAGCGGGACCAAGATCGACGCCGCGAAGATCGGCCGAGCCAACGCCGACGCGCTCGAGAACGCGGCGAAGCGGCTCCCCAAGAGCTCGGCGTTGATCCGCGACGGGAAGGCGCTCGCGAAGCTATCCGATGAAGCGTTCGGCGCCGTCGTCAACGACGTCGTTCCCGCGGACTATGCGGCGGTAATCGGGCACTTGCTCCCCGATCGGCCCGAAGCGCACGCGGCGATGATCGATCTTCTCGCGAAGATGGATCCGGCGAACCGCGGCCAAGCCGAGAGCATTGTCCGTCAAGCGATCGCCGCCGGGCTCCACAAAGAGGAGCAAGTCGATCTTTTCGGGACGCATAGCCACGTAACCTCATTGATGCTCGAGCGCGCCAAGGTGCTCGAGAAGGTGCTCGCCAAATTGCGCGAGGCGAAGCTAGTCTTTAAGACCGCAGCGGAGAAGGCCGGCACGCTCGAGGCGGTCGGCTCCAAGATCGCCCGCTCGGCAAGCGAGAAGGAAGCACAAGCCAATGCTCAAGCGCTCGAGATCGTCGCAAGGCTCGCGTTCACACGCGGCCCGATCGCCGACATTCTCAACGACGCCGCGGCCAAGCTCGCCGCCGGCGCCAAGCTCGCCGACGTCGCCGCGGACGCCGCTCGAGCAATCCGGGAGCTTGATCCCGGCACTATCGCCCGAGCGGCTGCAGACGACGCTGCAGGGCGCCTCGTCCCTGATGGAGCAGGACGCGGCGGCGACACTGGCGAAGAAGGTCCGCAATCACCTTCGCAATCAGGGGATCAGGAGCAGCCGAGCCTAACCGAGCTCGAGCACGCTACCGAACGATTTTCCGATCCTGACGGCAAGGCGGTCCAGCAGCAAGCGGACAGCCTTTTTCACGATCTCAAGGCGGCGCTCGCCGAAGCGCCGAAGGCCGCGGCTGTCTCGAGGCGGGAACAGATCAAGGCGGCGACGGCCGAGCTCGAGAAGGCCAAGCCCGGCGAGCTCCGCACCGTCGAGCCGTTCCCAAAGGAGGAGCCCGGTTATCACCGCTTCCGCTACGTCGCGGAGGATGGGACGGCCGTCGGCGGAAACTACACGCTCGACAAAGGGCCGCCGCCGTTCATCGAGGGCTTTAACGTGGGCGACACGAACAACCCCGTGAAGCTCGGCCCGAAGCAAGTTCGCAAGCTGTTCGCCGAGATCCAGCGCCAGCACCCGGAAGCGACGCGGATCCACGCCTTCCGCATGACCGGCGCTCGGCCCGAGGCGCAAGAAATGTGGATCGATCTCACCGGCAAGGGGGGTGGCGTAAAGCCGGAGGACGTCACGGTTCACGCCGGCGAGCCGCTCGACACGCCGGCGGCCGCGGCCGCGGCCGAGACGTCGGCGCGGGCGCTTCCGTCGGCCGACGAGCTCGACGCGCTCGCCGAGGCGGCGCGGAAGAAGGCGGCGAAGGGGCCGCACGGCACCGGCAAAGAGTATTCCGACAAGGCCGGCGCGCCGGCGCAAGACTATATGGAGGGCTTCAAGGCCGCGTGGCGGGGCGAGCCGCTGCCGACGGCGGGGAGCTCCTCGCGAGCTCTTGGCTGGCACGCCGGAAAGTGGGACCGGGAGCATGGCGCCGGTTTCGCCTACGACCGCGACGGCGTGCTCGATCCGAGCCTCGCCGGCAAGCCGGTTCAGCATCAAGCCGAACAAGCGGCCGCGGCCGCGGCGGCGCTCGATCATGGCGCACAAACGGATCCGGCGGCGGCCGAGCGCCAGCGGCAAGAGCTCGCTCTCCGCGCCAATTCGCCGCTCCGTCCCGACGGGATCGATCGCGTCGCGGCCGACGATATGGCCGGCTCCTTCCGCCTGGGCGACGAGGGCGACGAGGTAACGCTCGAGGATCTGCTCAAGGATCTCGACGACGACGACAAGGCGATCAAAGCAATGAAGGACTGTCTATGAGCCTCGATCGCTGTCTGCCTGATCTCGAGCGCAAGGGCGAGATCGACGTCGGCCGATCGAAGGAGGCGCGCGAGCTCTACGCCGAGCTCCGGCGCTTCTACGAGCGATCGCACGATCCCGAAACGGCCGCGGCGCTCGCGTCGCAAAAGACGATCGAGCGCCTCGAGGCGGCCGCGGCGCGCAAAAAGCGCAACACGATCCGCCAGATCCAAGCGCAGCAAAAGGCGCTCGAACGGATGCGGACGTTCAACGGCGCCGATCCCGGAGCCAACGGGCCGCTCGATCCTCGAGGCGCCGAAGCGCTGTTCGGTTTCGACGAGCGCGCCGGGCACAATGATAGCGTTTGGGCGAGGATGCACGCGATCAAGGGCCGGGCGCACGGCATGATCGCCGACATTCTCGCCGAGCATCATCGGAACGTGCTCGGCAAGATCCGCCACCTGGCGCAGCTCGAGGATATCGTTCGCGAGCTGTTCAACCCCGGCTCGAGCGGGAACGAATATGCGCGCGAGCTCGCCGACGCGTGGAGCCGCGCGGCCGAGTACCTTCGCGCCCGGTTCAACGAAGCGGGCGGCCAGATCGGGAAGCTAGAGCGTTGGGGCTTGCCGCAAAGCCACAGCTCGAGGCTCGTTCGGCACGCCGGCTTTGAGCAATGGCGCAATTTCATCGCGCCGCTGCTCGATCGCGGCCGAATGATCGACGAGCTCACCGGCGAGCCCATGACGGACGCGGTGCTCGAGATCGCGCTTCGCGATGCTTTCGAGAAGATCCGTACCGATGGATGGAGTTCGATCACGCCGGGGGCGAGCAACGGCCGAAAGATGCTCGCCAACCGCGGCGCCGATCACCGTTTCCTGCATTTCAAGGATGCCGATTCTTGGCTCGCCTATCAGCGCCAGTTCGGCGGCGGCACGCCGTTCGACGCGATGATGGGCCATATCGAGGCAATGAGCCGGGATATCGCCTTGATGGAGATCCTTGGTCCCAATCCGAGCGCAACGGTTCGCTGGCTGCAGGACACGATCCAGAAGTCGGCGCGCCTCGACACGGCGCCGGGCGGCAAGGCAATCGACCGGGCAAAGGCGCACGTTCCCAAGATCGAGCGGCTCTACAAGCAGATTACTAACGAGCTCGCGCGCCCGGAGAGCGACGCGATCGCAATCGGCTTCGGGACGGTGCGCGCGCTCGAGACGTCGGCAAAGCTCGGCTCCGCGATCCTCTCGGCCCTTCCGACGGATCCCGCTTTCGGCGCCGTCACCCGCAAGTTCAACGGGCTCCCGGCGTGGAAAATGTTCGGCGGCTATCTCAAGCACCTTGCCTTGGACGGCGATCGCCGCCTCGCGGTTCGCGCCGGGCTGATCGCCGAGGAGTGGGCGCGCATGACCGCCGCGCAGCACCGGATCTTGGGCGAGGAGCTCACCGGCGAGGTAGCCCGTCGCTTGGCCGAGGGGACGCTCCGCGTCTCGGGGCTCTCCGCGTACACGCAAGCGGGGCGGTGGGCGTTCGGGATGGAGTTTCTCGGGCACCTGACGAACCAAGTCGGCAAGCGCTTCGACGAGCTCAACGGGCCGCTGCAGCGCTCGATGCTCCGGCATGGGATCGGCGCCGACACTTGGGATCTGATCCGCAAGGCGCCGCTCGAGGAGCACCGCGGCGCCGCCTGGCTCTTTCCGGCCAACGTCGAGGATCAGCTCGCCGGAGATCGGCTGCTGCAGATGATCCAGACGGAAACCGATTACGCCGTGCCGGCGGCGGATCTTCGCACGCGGGCGTTGATGAACAGTATTGCTCCCAAAGGCACCTTTTGGGGCGAAATGGCGCGCTCGGCGCTGCTGTTCAAAACCTTCGGGATCACGCTCCTAATGACGCATGGCCGCCGGATGCTCGAGCGCTCGCCGGCGGGCATGGCCGCTTATGCCGCAACCTTCTTCATCCTGACCACGCTCGGCGGCGCCGCGGCGATGGAGCTCAAGGCATTGTCGAAGGGCGAGGATCCGCAGCCTGTTCCTGGCCGCAAGGATCCGGCGATCAAGCACGCCGAGTTTTGGGGCAAGGCGACGCTGCAGGGCGGCGGTTGGGGCATTTACGGCGATTTCATCGGCTCGACCGAAAACCGCTTCGGCGGCGGCCCCGGCGAAACGGCCGCCGGGCCGCTCGCTTCGTCGGCCGCCAATATCGGCGGCGCCGCCTTCTCCGGGATCCGCGCCGGGCTCGGCGACAAGAAGGCTCACCCTGGCCGAGATCTCGTGAAGGCGTTCAAGCAGGAAGCTCCCGGCTCCTCTCTTTGGTGGGGGAGGGTTGCATTTGAGCGGCTTGTAGCGGATCAAATGCAAAGGGAGATCGATCCCGATTACGCGCGGTCATGGCGGGCAACGCAACGGAGGGTCAAGCAGCAGGGGCAAGAGTTTTGGTGGGAGCCGGGCGAGACGTCGCCGAAGCGGGCTCCCAAGGTGGGGAAATAGCCTGGGGGGGGCACCGATGACTGTAGGCACGGCCAAGCCGAGCGTTGAATATATCGAGGACGGCGCAACGATCCTGTTCGCGGTCCCTTTCCAATTCTTCAATTCCGACGAGCTGATCGTTCTTCGCACGACGAGCACGGTCGACATTGGCACGCAGCCGCTCGCGCTCGGCGCCGACTATACGGTTGCCGGCGGCGGCGGCGACGTCGGCTCGATCACGCTCACAAGCCCGTCGCCGCTCGTCGGCGCGACGCTCACGATCAAGCGCCACACGCACCGCTCGCAGCTCCTCGACTATGAGCCCGGCGACGATTTTCCCGCGGAGAGCCACGAGGAAGGGCTCGATCGCCTCGAGATGCAGATCCAAGAGCTCGAGGACAGCGCGATCGACGCGGAACAGGTCCGCGATATCATGGCCGCGACACTCGTCGCCGGCGACGGAATCATTATCACCGTCAACGACGCCGACAACACGATTACGATCTCGACGCGCGATGCGGCTGCTTTCCCTGATTGCGTGATGCTCTCGGGCGATCAGCAGACCTGGCTCGGCGACGGGACCGAGCTCGGCGCCGGCGGGCTCGACGAGCAGGACGTCAAGAACATTGTCGCCAGCTTCATCAAGGCCGGCTCCGGGATCACCGTCTCTTATGATCCGGTAACGAACCTGTTCACGGTCACGAACGACGCTCCGGGCGGCGGCAGCATTTCGACGGAGGACGTGCAGGATATCGTCGGCGCGCTGCTCGAGGGCGCCAACGGGGTCACGGTCACTTACAACGACGCGGGCAATACGCTGGTGATCGACGGCGGCGGCGGCACCGGCGGCGGCGGCACAACGACCGGGACCGCGCTCGCCGTTACCGATGAGAACCTCGTCGAGAATAACGGCCACATGACGCTTTCCAACGGCCTGACCGAGCAATGGGGCAAGGTGAACGTGCCGGCGAACGGCACGCCGATCGTCTATTTCCCGGTCGCTTTTGTCTCCTGGGCGAACGTCGTCGGCTCGGGTGGCAATACCGACGTGAGCTCGCCCGGCAACTGCAGGATCACCAACGTCACGAACGCGGGATTTACCGTCGTCAACAACAACGGCGATTCCGCCGAAAACTTCTGGTGGCGAGCCATAGGGCATTAGTTGCGTAACTCGGCCGACGGGCCGCGTCTCGGGGGGGGGGCGAGTGGATGGAGCATGGTCAAGGGATAGTGACGCCGATCGCCGCGCTGCTTGCAGCGTGCGGCGTTCCCGGCCTCGCTGCATGGCTCCTCAAGCGCTCGACGATGCGCGACGAACACCGCGAGCTCCTGATCGATGCGCTCCGCAAGGCGCTCGACAAGGGCCGCGTTCGGGAGAACGCCTATTGCGGCGCTCTCGATGCGCTGGTGATCGGGATCGATCACCTCGAGGATCCGCACCCCGCCCTGATCGCCGCTCGAGCTCGAGCGCTCGAGATCATGGAAACCGCGCATTGCCACATCACCGGGGGGACACAGTGAGCGAACAGGCTCGGCCGATCGGGACGGATCCCGACGCGCACCGCGGGACCGCGAAGGCGATCCGCAAGGCATGGGGCGCACCGCTTCTCGTCGACCAAGCGGCCGACGCGGCTTTCGCCTCGAGCATCCGTCGCCTCCGGGGAGAGCCGGGCTGCAACGGGGGGAAGCAATGAAGGCTTTTGTCGACCGGATCCGCGCCGAGTTCCGCCTCGCCGGAATGAAGCTCAACGCCGCGGCCGCGCTCGCCGCCGGCGCGATCGTCGCCAATTCGGCGCAGTTCCAAGCGGCGGTCACGTCGCTTGTGCCGGCGCGATATCAGGGGCTCGCCGGTCTTGCCGCCGGCACAATCGTTTATCTGATCGTTCGGATCGCCGCCAAGCGCGACGAGAAGAAGCTCGCGGGACAATGACGGAGGCGCGCCAAAGCGCCGCCGCGCCCCGGCGTCGCCTTAGCCCCGGCGACGTCGGGGCAATCTCGGCGGCCGCTGCGCTCCTGGCCGCAACCGCGCTGACTGCGCCGAGCGAGGGTTATCGCGCGCGGCCCTATTGGGATCCGGCGCATATCCGGAGTTATTGCTTCGGCGAGACGGAGCGCGTCGTCGAGCGCACCTATTCCAAGGGTGAGTGCTCGATCCTCCTCGAGCACCGCCTCGCCGCCGACTATGCGCCGGCGCTCGAGCGCTGCCTTCCGGAGCTCGTCGACGAGAAGCGGGCCAAGATCTTCGCCGCCTTCCTCGATGCCGCGTACAACGCCGGCGCCGGCGCCGTCTGCCGCTCGCGCATGGCGGTAGCGGTTCGCGCTCACCAATGGGCCGGCGGTTGCCGCGGCTTCTACGGTTGGCGCGCGACGGCAACCGATCGACGCACCGGCAAAAGGACACAGCTCAAAGGGCTCGAGCTCCGGCGGGAGCGCGAAGCCGCGCTCTGCCTCGCCGGCGTCGCCGAACAGGAGAGGGCACAATGACGGCACTATTCGCGCGGTTCGCGCTCACCCAAGGGATGAAGGATTTTCTCGGCAAGTTCGGGCTGCCTCTCCTGATCCTGATCGCGCTCGGCCTCGCCGTCGTTGCGATCGATCAGCGCGGTTACAACCGGGCGAAGGAGCAGGACCGCAAGGCCGATCTCGAGCGCCAGCTCATCACCGCCGACGTCGTTCGCTCGATCGACGCGACACTCGACGATCGGCTCCGCACCGTCTCGGCGAAGCTCGCCGGCAAAATCCAGACAATCGACACGGAAGGAAAGACCGTTGTTCAACCGATCCTCACGCGCGAGCTCGTTCGCGATCCGAGCCTTGCTGATCCTAGCCGCTGCCTCTCTCCCGGCTTGCTCAACGCCGTCAACGCGGCTCGAGGCTTCCCGGCTGACGGGCAAGGCGCCGGCGGTCCCGCCGCTCTCGCCGATCCTCGATCCGGATATCCGCGCGGCGTGCCCGCCGGCGACGTTCGTCACTGATCCGTCGCCGATCGGGATCGCTTCGGCCGACGCGGATCTCGCGCTCGATTATCGGCGCTGCAGCGCCAAGCACGACGCCGCGGTGAACGCGTTCGACGCAATGGCCGCGGCCTACGACACACTCCGCGAGGCGGTACTCGCGGGAACGAAGGGGGGAAAGAATGGGAAGCGGTCCCGCTAACGGAAGCAAGCCCGTCGAGCTGTTGCCGGATGCAGATCCGCTAACCGGCGCCGAATGGGTTCACGTCGTCCAAGACGGAAGCAGCCGCAAAGTGCCGTCGAGCTCGCTCGGCGGCGGCGGCGGCGCATATCATTACGGCTCGTTCGCCGTCGATTCGATCGGCTCGAGCGAGATCCTGATGGATCATATCGTCGCCACCGCGCACACGCTGTCCGTCGATTTCGCCGGCTGCGTCGCCAGCGTCGGCACGCCGCCGGCGGCGCCCTGGACGGCGACGATCTTCCACACGCCGGCGGCGGGGGCGGCCGCGGAGATCGGCACGTTCACGATCGACGGCGCCGGCCTAGTCGCGTGGAGCGTCACGGCCGAGATCCCGATCGCCGCCGGCGACGTCGTTAGCGTGATCGCTCCCGTCGACGTCGACGCGTCGATCGCGCGCCTTCGCTTCACTCTTAGGGGGGTCATCTAAATGCCCGTGCTTTGGGTCGGCCATGAGGCCGAGTGCTATACGATCGAAACCGCGAACAATATCGAGAACGCCGGCGCCTATGAGGCGGGGTACGAGCGGACCGGCTTCCGCGTCGGCCGCGGCGGCGGCCAGTCTCGATCGCGCCCGGACTTCCCCGCGCAAAACGAGATATGGCACCGCTTCCGCCACGTCACGAATATCAGCGTCAACCAAATCTTTTGGGGCGCCGAGAAGGCCGACGGGACAATGGTCGCGCGGATCATTGCGAACGTCGATAACACGCATTGGCAGTTCCAGATCAGCGCCGACGGCGTAGCCTGGACCGACGTCGGCGGGCAGATCTCGGCCGCGCCGAGCGTGAACAGCGTTTGCAGCCGTTTCGACGTTCACTTGAAGGCGGCCGTCGCCGGGCAGATCGAGGTCTATTACGGAGCTCCGGGCGGCCAGCTCAAGGTGCTCGACGTCGCCGGCGATTTCTCCGCGGCCGCCGGCGTTGTTCGGATCTACCACGGCGGCAACACAGTAGGCGGCGGCTATGATACCGACGTCGGCCATGCGGTTGTGCAGACGACGCCGACGCTCGCGACGACGAGCGAGGTCAAGCCGCCGACGTCTGACGGCGCCGACGTCGACGGCACCGGCACCTATGCCGACGTCGACGAAACCCCGTACAGCGACGCGGATCTCCTGCAGCTCCCGGCGGTCGGCAACCGGCACAGCTTCAAGTCGGCCGCTCGAGCGCTAACGCAGAACGTCGTGAGCGGGATCACCGTCTCTTGCCGTGCCTGGTACGAAGCCGGCGGCCCGACGTCGATCAAGGCATATCTGACGATCGGCGGCGTTCGCTACTACAGCCCCGCGATCCAGCTCTCGCTTATTGCGGAAGGTTATCAATATACCTTCCTGACCAATCCGGCGACGGGGCTCGCGTTCACCACGGCCGAAGCGAACGACGCGACGCTCGAGTACGGCTTTGAGGCGACGGCCTAAATGGCGGTCGGCGTCAACATCGCGAAGGCGAACCTTGCCGTCACGTCGCACCCGCCGTCGCGCGTCGCGGTCGGCAAGGTCAACGTCGCCGTTACCTCGCACCCGCTCTCGCGCGTCGCGATCGGCAAGGTCAACTTCGCGGTCAACTCGCGCGACGAGATCCCGCCGGCTCCGTCGGGCCGCCGCCGCACGCTGTTCGTGAGTTAGGCGCTTGCCGCGAGAACCCGGCTACATCAACCCGCGGGTCGCCTCGACGGCAGCGCAGAACGCGGCGACGTCGGCGGCGCCGGACGTGCTCGACGATCTGCTCGACGTCGACACAACGACGACGCCGCCGACTGACGGGCAAGGGCTGATCTTCGACGCGACAAGCGGGCTGTGGATCCCCGGAACGGCCGCCGCCGGCGCGACGGATCTCGACGGGCTTTCCGACGTCGACACAACGACGGTCGCGCCAACTGACGGCCAGCTCCTCAAGTACGACGCCGCCTCGGGCCTATGGATCCCGGCGGATCCGCCGGCACCCGGCGCGACGTCGCTCGACGGGCTTTCCGACGTCGACACAACGACGACGGCGCCGACTGACGGCCAGCTCCTCAAGTACGACGCCGCCTCGGGATTGTGGAAGCCGGCGACTGTCTCGAGCGGCGCGTCCTGGTACGCCGGCCACGTGCCAACCGCGGCCTCGCTGACGCTGGTTAGCGGCGACGCGACGAACGCAACCCTGACCGACGATAGCGACGTCGGCTTGCTGCTCGACGGCGGCACGCCGGTTGCGGGCGACAAGGCGCGCGGCGCCGAGAAGGCGATCGCCAATCCCGCGGCCGATTGGACGTTCACGGTCCACGCGAAGTTCCTTACGCCGACGACAAACTTCGGCGGCGCCGGGATCTACTGCCGCGATTCCGTCGGCGGAAAGATGCTGTTCCTCAACTATCAGCAGAGCCAAGCGCTCGTTCTCGATCGAAAGACCCTTAGCAATTACACGTCGACGCCGTTCACCTTCACCTACTCGGCGCAAAAGCCGGAATGGCTGCGGATCAAATATGTCGCGGCGACGTCGACGCTCGAGTTTTGGGTGAGCCTCGACGGCAAGTTGTGGGCCAAGGAGGGAAGCGAGCTCGTCTCGGCGTTCATCGCCACCGCGCCTAACCGCGTCGGCCTCGCCGTCGACTATAACCGCACCACCGGCCCCAATGCCGGGATAAGCTGCGACTACATGCTGCTCGCCTAAATCGTCGTGGAGCCCCGCAAACGGGGCAAGGAAAAGAAAAAGGGCCGGCGGGCTACCCATGTAGCCTCCGGCCCTGTTTTCGCGCTGTACGGGCTTTTAATCGGCCCGTGTAACACGTCGAAAGGTTAACGGGGTTGCCGGCGGCCCTCGGGATCCTCTGCTCAAAGTGGATGGGAGAGCGGCCGCCGGCGGCCGAGCTCTAGCGCGCCGGTTGGAGGAAGTCGACGCCGTTGATCCGGGCGGCGACGTTCGGCGGGAGGCGCCATTGCGCGACGAGCCCTAGCGACGCTTTCGACGCGGCCGCGCGGAGCGCGCACTCGCCCTCGGGCTTGGTGAGCTGGATATGCCAATCGCCGACGTCGACGCCGATCCTTGCGAGCTTGGCTTGAAGGTGTTGGACGGCGGCCGCTACCTCGGTCAGTCCATCGGTCATGCGGCGATCTCCTCAAGAGCCCAACGCGGCGCCGGCATTGAGCGGAGCTCGGCCGACGTGAGCTCGAATGTGTTTCCGTCGGCGAGCCGGAAGAAGCAACCCGTCGGAGCTCCCGCCGGCCCGGTCACGGATCCGTACACAACCGGCGATCGCTTGTTCGCCTCGAGGAACCTTGCTGCCCTGTACGTCACGCTGCCAGCTCTCCTTGTGCGCCAGTCTCGAGCTCGACGGCCGCAAGGTGCTTCCGCACTAGCTCGCGGTAGATGCGGGCTCCCTCGCTCGAGTAGAGGAGCTTCGTGTCGGCGCCGGCGAGCACCGCTGAATGAAGCGCCTCGAGATATTCCCGCGCCGGTCCCGCCGGCGCTTCCCACATAAACATGCGGTTCCAGTAGAGCCGCCGGAGCTGCTCGATCGCGCGGATCCTCTTGTCGCAATCGTCCTGGGTGAGCCGTCCCTTGGCGACGAGCTCGGGAAGGCGATCGCGCCGCCGCTCGAGCTCGCCGTCGATCCAGCGGATCTTGTCGCGCCATGTTACACGGGGCTTGCGCTGGTGCGGATCGTGGATCTGCCCCGGCTGCAGGATCGCAAACTCAAAGGTGAGATCCTCGCGAATGTCGCCAATCAGGCCGACGAGATAATCCGCCTCCTGCTGGCTGATCCGGCCCTTCCGCACTTGCTCGGGGTAGTGGCTTTGCCGATCGGTGAGATCCCGATCGATCTCGGCGACGAGCGCGGCCGCGTCGCCGATCCCCCATCCCTGACCGTCAAGCTCTGTCATATCTTGATCCGATGCTGCTTGAGGAGCGCCCGGAGCCGAGCGTTCTCGCGCTCGAGATCCCGGACCTGACGCTCGGCGCGCTCGCGTTCGTGGCGATCGCGCGCCGCTCGCCGTGTTACATGGCCGTCGCCGGCCTCGATCCGATCGTGCCTCACGCGCTTTGTTCCCGGCGGATCCGGCGCATGGTGGCGATCGCCAGCGCGGCGAGGCGAGCTGCGCGCTGATAACCGATATCGAGCCGCTGCCTCTCTCCCGGCAACATGACGTCGAGCTCCTGCGCTCGGCCGATCAGCTCATTGCGGAAGAAGTGAAGCGGGAGCTCGCTGTCAGTCTCGGCCGTGTGGCCGTACCGTTCCTCCTGATCGCGGAAGGCGATCAGGACGGCGGCGATATCGAGCTCGTCGAGCACCGCGCGGACGCTCACAGCAGAGATCCGACGAAGCGGGCGATCGGCTCGGCCCATGCGATCATCGCCGAGACGGTCGCGAGCATCGCGCCGAAGCCGCAGCCGACATAGCAAGCGAGCTCGAGGATCCCGACGTCGCCGGCGATCGGCTCGAGCTGCTCATTGGTGAAATCGTAACGCCGCGGCGGTTCCCGCCATTGGCTCGACACGCGCGATCGCTCGCTCATGCTCCCCCCCTTTTTGTCCACAGCCGCCCGTCGGCGACGCGCTGCTTTTGGGAGTTATGCACAGGGCTTGTCAATCCTGTTAGCCGCCAGCATACAAGCTGCATGGGTAAGGGGACCATCGGACAACAGAAGCTCAAGGCGTTCCGGATCGCGCGCGGCCTGACAATGGAGGAGGCGGGTGCGCTGATCGTCGTCGGCGGGAAGCCGGTCGATCGCGCCACCTGGCACGGTTGGGAAAGCAAGGGGAAGATCCCGAAACCGGCGTGGATGCTCGAGCTCGAGCTCCGCGTCGGGGTCGAGCCCAACGATTTTTATCCGCGGCCCGACGGGGCGGCGGTTGTGGCGGCGCCAGCTCAACAGGCGCTCGCACTATGAGGGGGGAAGAATGTCGAAGGATGAAGATCGCCTAGCGACGGGGATCCACGCGGCCGCGGCCGCGGTGATCTGCAGCAAGACGGCAACGGACAAGGAGATCGCGCTTGCCGGCGAGATCCTCAAGCGAGATCCCAAGCGCTCGCTTCCGCGCGAGCTCGAGAGCCCGATCGAAGCCTTCAACCGGCAAATGGATACGGCGATCGAGAGCTGCAATCGATCGTCGGGCGAGTCGACGCGCGCCGCACGCCGCGCGCGGCTCGCCTCGGATCTCGAGCGCGAGGGGCTTGTCTTGATCGACTGCTGCACCCTTGCCGAGTTGCTCGAGCGCAAGCTCGCCGGCGATCTCGAGGCGCCGGCGGCCGCGCCGTTGCTGTTCCCGGCGACCGTCGACGGGGTAACATCGTGCGCCGCGACGATCTTCGGCACGCACGAAGGTGAGCCGGTCGTCGGGGTTTCCTCGATCGCCGGCGTCACGTCGGCCGAAGATCTCGGCGCCGAGCTCTGCTCGAGCGAGCTCGCGAACAGCGGATCGATCGACGTCGATCCGGGCGTCAATGACTAAGCGCCATGTTACACGGTCTAGGGCGCCGTCTCGGCCTTACCGCCGAGCGGATCGAACAGCCGCCGGGCACCGAGCCGAGCCTGATGCTGCAGCGGGTCGGCGATCAGTGGTTCATCGTCATGTTACACGGCGGCCGCGAGATCTATCGTTACGACGCGAGGCGAGCTCGGCGCATGGCTAACCGCTTCCTCGAGTTCGCATGGCTCGCGAGCAATCCCGGATCCTTGCCGACGGGGGAGCTCGAGTGAACCTCAAGCGCGGATGCTGGCCGCTGCCCGCGGGCGCGCTCATCGGCTTTGTGCTGATCGGCCTCCGAATTGCCGGAGTGATCCATTGAACGCGCGCCACCGCCGGATTGCCTTGCTCACCGGCGCGTCGCTGCCGGCGCTCGGCCGATCGGCGCCATGTAACACGGCGCCTCTAGGAAGCCCGCTAACGATCGGAAAGGTGCGGGCGGCTAAACGGGCGCTCGCGGAGCGCGACTGCATCGTATGGCTCGACGAGGCGGCCGAGCTCGACGCGATCTATGAGATCGAGGGAGGGGCGCTCAAGCGCTTCGCCAGCGGCGAAGGGATCGTCTCTTGAGCCGTTGCGGAACACAATTCACGCGCAACGTGATCGATATCGACGAGCTCAAGGAGCTCGCCAACGGTCAGGTCCGGGCGATCGTCATGCACTTGCTCCCGAACGGTCGCGAGAATTGCGGCTATTGGGAGTGCGGCTCGATCGAGGGCGAGAAGGGGCAATCGCTCAAGATCAACCTCAACGGCGCGCTGCGCGGAATGTGGACCGATTTCTCGGCGCCGAAGGGGACCAAGGAACGGGCCGGGAATATCCTGCAGCTCATCGCCGCGGTGCGGTTCGGGCACGATATCGGGAAGGCGTGCCAGTGGGCGCGATCGTGGCTCGGGCTCGACCACTTAGACCCTAGCCGCCTCGCGACGGAGAAGGCGAAGGCGCGACGGCAAGCCAAGCGCAACCTCGAGGACGCCGCGGCCAAGGCCGAGAAGAACCGCCGGCGTGCGCTGCAGCTCTACCTCTCGGCCGAGCGCTTGCCCGGCACGCTCGCCGAAACCTATCTGATCTCGAGGGGGATCGACCTCCGCGCGGCCGAGCTCGCCGCGCCCGGATCCTTGAAGTTCCAAGCCGCCTGTTACTGCGCCGAGACGCAATCGAAGCTGCCGGCGATGGTCGCGGCCGTGGTCAATCTCGAGGGCCGGCATATCGCGACGCACCGGACCTATCTCGCGGCCGACGGCAAGGGCAAGGCGACGCTGGTTGAGGCGAAGAAGGCGCTCGGCAAATATCAAGCCGGCTTCATCCCGCTATGGAAGGGCGAGCACGATTGCCCGATGGGCGAGCTGCCGCCGGGCACGCCGATCTATGTCAGCGAAGGGATCGAGGACGGCCTTAGCGTGGCGCTCGCCAAGCCGAGCCTCCGCGTGATCGCGGCGATCTCGCTGTCCAACCTGGGCGCGCTCGAGCTCCCGCAATCCTGCCCGATCTATATCCTCGGCCAGCGCGACGAGAAGATGCGCGCGCTCGAGGCGTTCGCCTCGGCCGTCGAGCGGCTGCAGGAGAAGGGGCACGAAGTCTTTTTGATTTACCCGCCGCAAGGCGTGAAGGATTACAACGATCTGCTGCAGCGCGACGGCGCCGGGCAAGAGGGGGGAGCGTAATGGCAGGACGAAAGAAGGGCGGGCTCGAGCTTATCGCGAGCTCCGTCGACGCGGCGAAGCCGGCGCCCAAGGTCGGCCGCATTGTCGGCGGCTCGATCGAGGAGCCGGAGTTTCCGCTGCTGCCGGCGGGCTGTCCCGTCGTCCCGCTCGGGAAGCTCGGCCAGCTCTGTTTCTATCTCGACGAACAGCGCCAGCTCATCGGCCTCGATCCGCAAAAGCACGCGAAGCAGCATATCCGCAACCTGTTCGGCCGCCGCTCGGATCTGTGCGATGAGTATTGGCCGCGGCTCAACGATCGCGGCGAGCCGAAGGGGCATGGTCAGTGGCACCCGGAGATCGCGGCCGATATCCTGCAGCGCGCTTGCGCGCACGCCGGGATCTTCGATCCGCAAGGGCGAGTGTTCGGCCGCGGCGCGCACCGCGGCAACGACGGCGAGCTGATCCTCCATTGCGGCGACGTCGTTTTCGTCGCCGGCGAGGAGCAAAGCTATCAGCAACCGGGGCTGATCGACGGCAATGTGTACGCGACCGCGCCGGCGATTCCGCGGCCGCACGTCGACGCGCAAGGCACGGCGCCGGGCGAGGAGCTGCGCGCCCTTTATGGCTGCTGGTATTGGGCGCGCCCGATCGTCGATCCGATGCTGCTCTTGGGATGGACCGGCTGCGCGATGATCGCCGGAGCGCTGCCCTGGCGGCCGCACGCGTGGGTCACGGGCTCGAGCTCAACCGGCAAGTCGACGCTGCAAGCCGCGCTCGAGTATTTGTTCGACGGCGGCGCGCTGCACACGGCCGACGCAACCGAAGCCTCGCTTCGCCAGCTCTTGAAGCAACAGACCTTGCCGGTGTTTTTCGACGAGCTCGAGGCGAGCGAGGACAACCGCAAGAGCAAGGGGGTTATCAACCTGGCCCGCCTCGCCTCGAGCGGCGGCGAGATCTTCCGCGGCGGTCAGGATCACGAAGGGCACACGTTCAAGGCCAAGACCTGTTTCCTGTTCTCGTCGATCCTGTTGCCGCCGCTGCTGCAGCAGGACCGGAACCGCCTCGCGATCCTCGAGCTCGAGAAGATCCCGACGTCGGCCGACGCGATCGAGCTCGACCCGGAAGGGCTGCGCGCGCTCGGCCGCCGGATCCGCCGGCGTCTGATCGATCAATGGCCGCGCCTCGAGGCGATGCTTGCCAAGTATAGATCCGCGCTCGCCGACGTCGGGCACGGCGGCCGATCACAGGATCAGTTCGGCGCTCTGCTCGCCGTCGCCGATCTCCTGCTCTACGACACGGCCGACGAGGAGCTGATCGAGGAAACCGCGGGGTGGCTTGCGGCCGATACGCTGGCCGAAAAGTCGATGGAGCAAGCCGACGAGGAGGAGGCGGTTCAGCACCTAGCCTCGACGACGCTCAAGGGCCGCGGCGGCGACGAGCCCGAGCCCGTTGTTCGCCATATCCACGAAGCATTGACGCCTGACGGGGACAAGGCGCGCGAGCGGCTCGAAAACTTCGGGCTCCGGATCGTCGAATTGAAGGAAGGCGAGGACGGCAAGCTCGGCGCGCACAAGCCGAGCGGGGTGCTGCCGTCGGCCGAGCTCTACCTTGCGATCGCCAACAGCCACACGCAGCTCGAGACGATCTTTGAGCGGACGCGTTGGGCGCAAGGCACCTGGGCGCAAGCGTTCGGCCGCGTCGACGGAGCGCGCAAGCGGATCAAGGTCCGGTTCGCGCGCGACAAGGGCCGTTGGTCGACGCTGATCCCGCTTCCGTCGATCATCGAGCTTGGGGCTGTGGATTAACGAAAGTTATCGGTTGCGTTTCGCATCCAGATTTTATTAAAGCGATGCTGCTCGGCGGCTTCCTTGGTCATTGCGACGCGGGAGGAAGGAAAGGGCCGAGAGAGCTTACGCTCCCTCGGCCCCGCCTGTAGCATTAAGAGCCCACCGTCGCGGGCTCGCCCTGCAAAGGCTACCGCTCGATCTCGTCGGCCCTAACCCGGGGGGGTTGGGGAGCCTGATCTCAAACGGGTGTGCGAAGTTACAGCGGAACCACTGGACTCGCAATCCGTTCCGCCAGAGCGAGGCGGAACCCCAATTATCCACAAAAAAGAGAGCCGCCCGATTGCTCGAGCGGCTCTCCCGTCAGTCGATCAGATCCCGAGCACCGATCAAAAGCGATCAGGAGGCACGCTGACACGGCGAGCCTATACGGCGGTTTCTCTCTGACCGCAACCGTTCGACGATCGCCAAGTCGGGGTGACGCTGGATCAGATGCTCGAGGCGCTCGAGCGGGAGCCTCGCTGGATCCATGCGCGGCCCGCGGATCCGCGCCCGATCGCGGCCGAGCTTCGCCAGCTCGAGGCGGTTGCGGCACTCGACGATCAGCTCGCCGAGCTCGGCCGAGCTCCACGGCGCCTTGATCCCGAACAGTCGTCGCGCTGGATCCCGGCGTGTCGCCTCGAGCAAGGGAAGGATATGCTCGATCGCCGCCGGCGACGCTTGGACCGGCGAGTGGATCCGCCAAACGGTGAGCTGGCGCGCGGTCGCGAGGAAGCGATCGTACAGCGGGTTGCTCGCCTTGCAGCCGATCACGTTCGCTTGGCGCTCGAGCTCGGCGCGCCAGCCCCAAGCCCCGCCCTCCTGCCATGCTCGAGGGACGCGGTACTCGCGCGCCATGTTACATGCCCTCCGCTGGAACGGCCGCAGCGACGAGCTGGCCCATGATGCGGCCGACGCTCGCCTTGCTGCAGCCGAGCGCCTTGGCGGCCTTGCCATAGCTGCCGTGCTCGACGACGGCTCGCCGCACCTTCTCCGGATCGAGGGTTGATTGCTTCCCTCGATACTTGCCTGCCTCACGCGCTCGAGCGATCCCCTCGAGCTGGCGCTCGCGCCGGAGATCGTTCTCAAACTCGGCGACGAGCCCCAAGATGCCGAGCAACAGCTTGCCGGTCGGGGTGTCGGTGTTGGCGCCGGGCTGCTGCAGACAAGCGAAGCTCGCGCCCCGTTCGCTCGCCCGCTGCAGGATCGAGTAGAGATCGGGGACCGATCGAGCGAGGCGATCGAGGCGGGTGACGATCAGCTCGTCGCCTGGGCGAAGCTCCTCGAGCGCGCGCTCGAGCTCGGCGCGTTTCGTCGTCGAGCGCCCGCTCTCCTTCTCGCGGTAGATCTTCTCGCAGCCGGCGGCCTCGAGCGCCTCGAGCTGCAGCTCGAGCGATTGCCCGCTCGAGCTGACGCGTGCGTAACCGATCTTCATTCCGGTTCCCCGGTGATGGTCTTGAGGGTGACGGACGGCGGCGTGAGCTTGATAAGCCTATCGAGCTGTTCCTTGTGCGCCTCGAGCTCGGCGCGAAGCGTGGCGATCGCGCCGTCTTTGGTGATAAGCTCCGAGATCAGGATCGTGGTTGCCAGCGTTGCGACGTCGTGCGCGTAGCGGAGCGGCCGACGCTCGGCCGCGCCGTCGCGGTGCTCTTTACGCATCTGCTCCATCGCCATTGCGACGGCCATATCCGCCCAAAGGTGGGCGAGCCGATCGCGGCGGCGAAGGTCGATTGCGCGCTCGAGCGCTTCGGTTGCTGTCCCTGTCATTTCTTGCTCTCCCGGTACTGGCGCAAGGCGGTGTGCCCCGCGTCGGTGATGAATGAGACGGTGCGCTGTTGGCCGTCGACGTCGACGGGACCATAGCCCGGCGTGAGGAAGCCGCGCTTGCGGAGCGCGCCGATCACCGTCCCGGATAGGTTGCCTTGATGGTAGGCGAGCCCGTGCCCTACCTTTGTCGGCTCGGCCGACGCGAACGCCTCGGCGACGGTGCGGGGGGTGAGCTCCCCCGCAAGCCGGATGCTGTTGCTCATTGCAGCGCCTCCGCAGTCTCGAGCGGTCGGAAGCACGCGGGCGGCTCGAGCTCAAAGCCGATGCCCTTCCACGCGATCACCTTGCCGCGCCCCTCGGTGAAGTGGTCATGCGTCCAGCACCAACCGGCGAATTGCCAGCGATCCTCGCCCGTGCCGTCGCGCTCGTTGAAGCCGATCGTCGCGGCGATCGTGCTGTCGGCGAGCGGGTGCTCGCCGTCGGTATAGTCGACGAGAAGCCAGATCATCTTCCCGTCGCGCGGCGCCGATCCGATCGGAAGCCAAGGATCGGAAGGCTGCTCGAGCTCGAGCTTGGCCGCGTTGACGGCGGCGCGGAGCGCCTCCTCGCCATGCGGCTCGCCGACGAGCTCGGCCTCGGCTGCTTCGGCCAAGCGCCGGAGCGTCTCTCTAAGGCGGGTGATAGGCATTAGTTGATACTCCTTTCTGTGTATTCGGCGCCGAGCGCGCGCGCCCGTTCGCCGATCAGATCGCCGAGCCGCTGCATCACCCAAAGGTCGGTGAGCTGCAGCCCCTCGAGCCACTCGGCGATGCTGTCGAGCTCGTTCCCTCGAGCAAGCCGGAGCGCGCCGGTCGCCGAGCGGCCGCACGCGTCGCAATGACCGTACACTTTTGGGCCTTGCGGCTTGTGGTGGATCTCCGGCTCGAGCTCGCCGGTTTCGGGCAACATGCCCTCTGTACGCTCGAGCTCGGCCGCTAGTCCGGTCGGCCCGACGCGGCGGTGATTGAGCCAGGTCGCGAGCTCGGCGGGCGCGCTTGGGATATCGACGCGCGTCGCTTTCTTGTCCTGCTGGCCGGGGACTTGCCAGCCCTCGAGCTGGCCGTTGTGGTATAGCTTAGGCATTGATCGATGCTCCTTCTGTGTCCGCTGTCGCGGTTAGGCGGCCGCCTCGAGCACGGCGGCCGCCAGATCGGGACAGCTCAATCGTGGAAGCCAAGCCGCTCGCGCAGCTCGTAATACTCATCCATCATCATTCGGCCCGCCTTGCGATCCTCCTCGATCCATTGGGCGATCAGCCTCCTCGAGCGCTGGCGCGCGACGATTCCCGCGGCCGCGCGCGGATATCGTCGGTCGCCGCCGCGCGTGATCCGGTCGGCCATTGCCGGAACGACGAGCGAGCGGCCGCGCTTGAGCTGGCGGTTATGGAAGGCGAGGCGGTGCTCCTCGCTGCAGAACATTTTCCGCCAATCGAGCTGCGTGTTCACCGGGCCGAGACACTCGGGGCAACGGCGGCCGCGGCCGAGCTCGTCGGCCGCGCCTCGAGGATTGTCGCGCGTGGTCATAGCTCGAGCTCCTGTTGCGCCACGTTGGCGAGCCCGCAGCAGCCGAGCGGGCAAGTGCCATAGGCTCCCGCCTGGTCGGCCGCGATATCGCGCGCGTTGTGCGGTCGGCTCGCTTTCCATCCGCTCGGCCGCTTGCACGGCGAGCCGACGGGCGCGCGGCAATCCGGGCACGCGACCTCGAGCACGGGATCGCGCGGCCAGCTCTTGCCGCAACCGGCGCGCTGACAGTGAACGGCCGCCGTCATAGCAACGGCGCGAGCTCGAGCTCGCCCGCCTCTCGTAGCTGCAACCGGCGCTCGAGCAGCTCGCCCGTTGTGCGCCCTGGGATCGCGGCCGAGTAAAACTCGACGGCCAAGCCGCAGCGCGCCGCGGCGACGAGCTCCTTATCTTCATCCGGCGTGAACGGCCGCGCGATCCCAACGGGCGCGCTCGTCCTGTGCCTCCTTCGTCTAGGCATGATCGGTGCTCCTTACTGTGTCCGCTGTCGCGGTTAGGCGGGCGCCATGTTACACGGCGCCCGCCAGATCGGGACAGCTAGGCGAGCTCCTCCTCGTTGACGGCAACGACGGCGTAGGCGTGATCCTGCTCCTCGAGCTCGCTAAACGCGCTGTCGGTGATCTCGCCCTCTTTCTCGAGGTTCTCGCTCTCCTCCTCCTCGGGGGTGAGCTCGAGCTTGCCCTCGCCCCAAGCATTGACGCGCTCTCGAGCGGCTTCCGGGCTGCTGGCGCGGACGACGATGGTGTGCCGGTCGGCGGTCGTCGTCGCCTTGTAGAAGCGCACGCGATAGGTTCCCGTCCGGGCCTCCTCCGGCTCCTCCTCATATTCGTCGGCGATTACGACGTGCCGGAGCGGGTCGCCGTGCGTCACGGTGAGCTGCTCGCCCGCGGACGCCGGTCCTCGAGCTCGGCGCCAAGCCTCGAGCGCGCGAAGCTCCGGCGCGTCGTCGGGCACGTCGCCCGGTTCATAAATATGCGTCTCGAGCGCGCCCTCGAGGCACTCGGCGAGCCCGTCGCCCGCCTCCTCGAGCTCGCGTCGGCCGAGCTCGAGCTCGTCGTCGCTCGCCCTGGCCGCAAGGATCGCCGCGGCTTGCAGGAGCTCGGCCGTTGTCAGCGGCGGCCGTTGCTGATCGTCCGCGTGGTATTCGTGGAGCTCGAGCGCGTCGAGCAATGCTCGAGCTTCGGCGCCGCGGTGATAGATGCGCCCGGTCGCCTCGAGCTGGCGAGCGCAAGCTCCGGCGCCGCGGTGGCGCTCTTGAACGTCCGGGCACTCGTTTTCCATGCACGCGGAAACGAGCGCGTCGAGCTGCTTTAGTGTCCTAGTCATTTGATCGGTGCTCCTTCTGTTGTGATGCTGGCTGCATCTTGGAGCGGCGGCCGCCGTGTTACACGGCCGCCGCTCGGGGTTGCAGTCAGATCGCGCCGACGACCTCGGCCGCGTCGATCTCCTCGGGCTCCGCGTCGGCGGCCTCCTGTTCATAGGCTCGCAAGCCGCGCTCGATCTTGGCGCGCACGCTCCATCCGAAGCGCTCGCCTTCGCGGTCGCATAGGTGAGCAAGGTCCGCGATCAGATCGCCGATAGCGTCGCAATCGTCGGTTCCGGTCCGCTCTTGGAATGTCTCGAGCGCGTCTCGAGCCCAATCGGCGCGCTCGTCGTTCATCCCTTCGCGGTCGACGTCGAACGGGATCGGCTGATCCTCGCCCTGGCGCCGGTTGTCGAGCTGCTCCGGATTTATAAGCTGCGCGAGCCGCGGGACGGACGTCGCCGGGACGCTCACGCTGGTATAGCCGCCCTTCGGGCCGATACTCGTTAGGTTGAGCGATCCCCAATCGTAGAGGGTTGCCCGGAGCTCCTTGTCGGGCTTGGTCGGGGTGAGCTGGATTGTCTTTCGGTCGGTCATTTGATCGGTGCTCCTTCTGTTGTCCGCACTCTTGCGGTTAGGCGGGCCGCTCGAGCTCGAGCGGCCCGCCAGATCGCGAGAGTTAGCGCCAGCTCGACGGCGGCCCGTAGCTCGCAGCGTGCTCCCAATAGAGCCGTTCGGCCTGTTGGTAGAGCGCAACGGCTTCGTATGGGTCGCCGCGATAGGCTGGCGTTCCGTAGCCCGGTTGAGCGCGGCATATCTTCCGCGCCCGTGCCCGGAGCGAGCGCCACGGCTGCGCCGTGCGTTTGCGCCGCACGGTCACGCTGCGAGCCCCAAAGCGACGGGCTCGAGCTCGTCGGCCGTCGGCCGCTCGAGCTCCTCCGGCTCCCCCTCGATTGCGGTCGTTCCCGTGCCCGATTTCGCGAGCACTAGATCGGCCGCCGCCTGGGCGAACGCGGCCGCCTTGAAAATGGCGCGCTTGTCGGTGCGGAGCACCTTGAGCCAGCTCGCAAGGTAAGAGGCGTGATCGTCGATATGCTCTCCGGCGATGCCGAGCCGCGCGCAAATGAACGCGGCGCCGATCTCCGCGACGAGCTCCTCGCGCGCGTAGTCAGGAGAGCCGAACGGCGCGAGCTTCAAGCGGTCCAGCCTCGAGCTGTGCCCGGTCCAGTGGGTGAGCTCGTGCGCGAGGGTTGCGAGATAGGCGCCGACGCTCTCAAAGGCGTGGAACGGCGGGAGCTGCACAAGGTCCGGGCCGGGTGCGAAGAAAGCGCGATTGCCGCCTTCCCGGATGGTGGCGCCGCAGCTCCGGAGCGCCGCCTCGGCCGCGGCGTCGCGCGCCTTGCCGTCGACGGGCTCGGCCGTCGGCTTGGCGGTGAAGCGCTCCGGCAAGCCCTCGCATTGCTCGGCATTGAAAACGCGGTACGAGCGCAGCATCGGGATTTGCTTCTTGCGCTCCTCCTCGCCCTCCGGTGCGTCGCGATCCTCAACGGTGAGCTTCTTATAAAAAACGATCTCGGTCGACCGCTCGCCCTTGCGGACGTTGCCGCCGAGCTCGAGCGCTTGCTTGAACGTGAGCCAGTAGGGCGACGAATATCCCTCCATGCTGGCGGTGAGCGTGAGGAGGAGCTGATTGATCCCGCGGTATTCTTGGCCGGTCGCGCGGAGCTGCAGCCCGTCGGCGCCGCCGACGGCGCTCCACCGCTTGCGCCAGGGCTTCGTTCCCGCCTCGAGCGCGGCGACAATGCGATCCGTCACCGCCTGATAGAGATCGCGCGACGGCGCGGCGTGCTTCCTTTGCTTTTTCATCTTCCTTCCTTCCTTTGATCGGTGCTCTGTTTCCGCTCTCGCGGTTAGGCGGTCGCTCGAGCCCGAGCGGCCGCCAGATCGTGAGAGTTAGAAGCGCTGCGCGGGATCGTTGTCGTACTCGAGGCGAGCGCGCTCGAGGCTCCATCCCATATCCGCGCGCATCCGGTTGAGTGCGCCGCGCTTGCGGAGATCGGGCTCCCGGTTGTCGGTCTGCCACCCGCTCCGGCAACGCTCCAAGCCGCTCCAATCGCGGCCGCCGTGCTTCTCCGTCATTTGCGCGACGGTCGCCGGGAGCGCCGCGCAAGCGTCGGTAATATGCGTAAAGCGCTTTTCCATCACCATCCCGACGGCGTGCCAAACGACGCGAAACGGCTCGGCGCCCGCGGCCTTTTTCGCCGTCTCGCGCTCAATCGTGATGTAATGCCAATCGCTGATCGGGCGATCCGTGCCCTGGGCGAACGGATAGATGGTATGCAAAATCTCGCGTGCCATTTGATCGGTGCTCCTGTTGTCCCCGGCCCGTGCCGGAGGCAGTCTCTTACGCGCGTTTGCGAGACTATTCAAGACGGCATGTAACACGGCGGCCGCGGCGTCGTCGGCCGAGCTCGAGCTCCTCGCGCGCGTGAGCGCGCGCTTAGATCACTCCGCGGCCGCTAGGCCGCTCCGATCCATGCGAGCCGCGAAGCGGTCGCCAGCTCGCGGCCGCGACTAGCGGCCGCACCGATCTCCTCGATCTCCTCGAGCTCCTCGAGCTCCTCGAGCTCGAGCCCGAGCCCGCCTCGAGCGCACCGCCTGGGCTCGCTTCCGCGCCTCAATTCCCGAGCCCGAGCCCGTGCCCTTGCTTTCAGATACGAAACGGGGCAGCTTGATAGCTCGACACGGGCGCGGGGGGTTGTTCCCATGTTCCCGCCTCTGTTCCCACCGTTGGGAACAGGCTTTCCCTTACATTTCAGCGGCTTAGAGCGCTGTTCCCGTTGTTCCCAACGATTCGCGCGCGCGCAATGTACGCGAGTGTGCGCGCATGGGTTCGTGTGCGCGCGCACGTATGGGGTTGGTGTATTTCTTTGGGAACATGGGAACAGGCTTAGTAAGTCTATGATTTCGCGCTGAAAAGCTGTTCCCGAAGCGTCAATTCGATGGGAACAGATTTGGGAACATGGGAACAGGCAAGAGCGGCCGTCGACGAGCTCGGCCGCTTCGTGATAGCCTCGAGCTCGAGCGCGACGGCGCTCCGAATAAACTAGGGGGGTTTAATGGCCGATCATCCTTCGCCGGTGGCCGCCGATCTCGAGGCGGCGCGCGATCTCTGCCTAATCAGCGATCCGGAGCAGCTCGAGCTCCTCCGCGATGCGACGCCTGGGCGCGACGCGTCGACGGCCGTCGCGCTCGAGCGGCGCCGCGGCCGCGGTCGGCCGCCGGGCGCGCTGAACAAGCGCAATGCCAAGTTCCGCGAGCAGCTCCTCGCGATTGCTCCTCATCCGGCGCTGGCGCTCGCTCGAGCCTATTCGACGCCGGTCGAGACGCTGGCCGCGCAGCTCGGCTGCTCGCTCCTCGAGGCGGCGCAGCTCGGGATCAGGGCGGCCGCCGAGCTCCTGCCCTACGTCGAGAGCAAGCAGCCGGTCGACGTGAACCTATCGAAGCGGAACGACGTCGTTCTAATCATGCCTGGGAGCGGCGTCTCGGCCGCGCAGCTCGAGCAGATCGCCGACGATGCAGCCGCGGGCATGGCCGACGGGATCGATTGGGAAGGAGCGGAGATCATCGACGTGCTTCCGTCTCTTTCGGGTACACCCTTGCAAGCCGTCTCGTCGGAGCAAGCCGACGAGAGCGGCGACTAGGCGGCAATCGGCCGCTCGTCGGCAAGTCTAAGACCTATGCGAGACGGCGGCCGCCGGAGGGTCGCCGATCGAGGCGGGGCACCCCCCCCAGCCCCACGCGCGCGGACCCGGCCCCCCTCGCGCACGATACGCGACACGTTTCGGAGCCGAAACTCGGCCCCTTAAAACTGTCTGCCGCTCGGCGACGGCGGAAAGTTAAGAGCACGTCACGGGGCGCGGGGTTGGGGGATTGACAAACCCCGTCAGCGCGCGGGAAACAGAGCCTCTACCGCGCCGACGGGCACGGGTAGCTTCTGGGGGGGATCCGTCAAGGTGGATCGCGACGACGCGCGCTTTGTTGCAGACGCGCTTACTAGCCGGATTACAGGGGATCGGGATGCTCTCGATGCCCTCGCGGCGTCGTCGTTTGTCGAGCTAGGCGCATCGGCGGCGAGGTTGCAAAGCCTCGCCGCCGACTGGCCGCCGGCGTTGCTCGCGGTTAGCGAGCTCAAGACGATTGCCATGTACGGAGCGAAGGCCGCCGACGGCGCCGCGCACCCGGATCTGCAGATTTTTGTGGATAAGTTGCGTGAGCTGGTGGCCGAACCGCCACAACAGCCGCGCAACCGCTTTGAACGGCGCCGCGCGGCGAGGATCAACCTTCCGAGGAAAGCGCGAATCGCCGGCAGATTGTCGGCGAGGCTGAATTGAGCGGCGACGTCGTTCCGATCCGCGAGGGCGCAGTAGCCGCTAACGAGCTCCGGCTTTTCATCGAGCGCGCCGAGCGGCTGTATGAGGAAGTCAAAGGGATCAACGACGATCTCAAGGACGTGTTCGCCGAGGCAAAGGCGAACGGGTACGATCCGAAGGCGATGAAAGCGTGCATCCGGCTCCGCAAAATGGATCCGGACGCGCGCAACGAATGGGACGCGGTACTCGAGACGTACCGATCGGCGCTCGGCATTGGCTAGTCGCGGATCCACGCCGGCGCAGCTCGCCGCTCGTCGATCGAACCTCGCTCGAGCTCGCGAGCGCGACGGTATGCGCGTGCTCGCCAAGCTCAAACCCGGCGACGGCCTGTTGACGCGCGGATCCTCGCCGCATGTGATGTGGCTCGCCGAGCAGCTCAATCATGTTTGCTGGCTCCCGCCGGCGCCAGCGCGCGCGCGCACGTGAGGGAGCTCCTCGAGATCCTGATCGCCTTCGCGGCGATCGTCGTCGCGGCGAAGCTCGTCGCGAACCGGATCGCGGCCGCGCCGGAGCGGCGCTGGCGCAAGGCAACAGCGCTCGAGCTCGCCGAGATCCGGCGGCTCGAGCGCGAGATCCTCGAGCGTGAAACGGCGCCCGCGCGCCTGACGCCGTGACGGAGCGAGAGAAGATGCTCGATCTCTTTTGTTCGGCTCTCGAGCGCGGCTTTTCGGTGGCGCAAAGCGCGGCCAGGCTCGGCCGATCGGCGTCGTGGGGAGCCGCGGCGATGAAAGAGATCTGCGCCGATCTCGGCCCGCAAGCGACGGAGCTCGATCTAGGGTGGCGGCCGTGAGCGCGATCGCACAGCTCATGCGGCCGACGGGTCCGGTCGGCGAAGCGTTCCTGAACGATCGCCGGCTGATAACCGGGATCATGGGTCCGGTCGGCTCGGCGAAAACGACGAAGTGCGTCGCGAAGATGGTCAAGTCGGCGCTATGGCAGAAGCCCGGTCCCGATGGGATCTACCGCGCCAAGTGGGGCGTGATCCGCGACACCTATCCGCAGCTCAAAAAGACCGTCCTAGCGACGTGGTTCCGTTGGTTTCCAAAGCAGCTCGGCGAGTGGAACGGCGAGGCGCCCTTTGAGCATACGCTCCAGTTTCTAGTGATCGAGGGCGTGGTCAAAAAGTACGTCGAGCTCACGGTCATTTTTGCGGCGATCGGCGAGAACAAAGCCGAGGACGTCATGCGCGGGTGGGAAGTCACCGGCATTTGGCTGAATGAGGGCGATCTCGTCGCTTACGAAGTGTTCGCCTATGCCATGACGCGCGTCGGCCGCTTCCCCGGCGCCTCCCAGGGCGGTTGCCAGTGGCGCGGCCTGATCCTCGATATGAACGCGCCCGATATCGAGAATTGGACCTACGGCGTTTTTGTCGAAAAGGATCTCGGGCTCGACGCGGAGCTCGAGGAGGAGCTCCGTCGCGAGCTCGGCGAAATGTTCGGGGTCGGGTTTCACGTGCAACCGGGCGGCCGATCGAAGTCGCCGCCGCCGGAGAACATCGAAAATCTGCCGAAGGGCTACTACGCGCAGCAGATCTTCGCGCTCTCAAAGCAGCCTTGGCTTGTTCGCCGGATGGTCGATAACGAGTTCGGGCCGACGCGGCACGGGCAAGTCGTTTTCACCGAGTATAACGACGAGATCCATTGCGCGAAGGATACGCTCGAGCCGATCCGCGGCGTCGCCTTGAAGATCTCGGCCGACGCCGGGCTCACGCCGGCGGCCGTCATTCGCCAGCGCGATCATCGGGGACAGATCCGAGTGCTCGGCGAGGTCGTCGCGATCGCCGAGACGGAGAACGATTCGCTCGAGCAGCTCGGCGCCTATGCGTTCGGGAAGCGCGTCGGCCGCTACTGCAAGGACGAGTTCCCCGGCGTGCCCGTTCATCCGATTGTGCGCTGCGATCCGGCGGCCGCCGCGGGCGAAGGGGCGACGTCGGCGGATCCGTCGTGGCGGCAAAACTTTCAGAAGGGGCTCCGCGACGAGCTCGGCGACGCGATCAAGGTCAAGAAGTCGCAATGCAAGAACAACCACCTTGAGAAGCGCCTACAGGCGGTGCGAACGCCGATGCTGACGCTGGTCGAGGGCGGGGATCCCGGGTTCATCATCTGCCCGACACGGTGCAAGGTGCTCCGCAAGGGCTTCAAAGGCATGTACGTGATCCAGCGCTCCAAGCTGCAAGGCGGGATGGAGCGATTTTCCGACGCGCCGGCGAAAACGATGTGGTCGCACGTCCAGGACGCTTGTCAGTACGGCTGCGTCGACGAGCAGCACGCGGCGAACGACGACGATCTCGAGGGCGTGATGCACCCCGGCAGCAAGCGCTCCGAGCGCAGCGGCCGCCGCGAGGTCAAGGTCGATCGCGAATACAACATTTTCAGCGGGAGGTAGCGATGAAGGCAGTCGGTGATGTGTTGCGCGTGCCGCTCAAGGCGATCGGGCTTGTCCCGAACCTTCCCAAGCCGCCGGCGGCGACGCCGCCGGTCACGCGCGACGACGCTCGCGACGCCGCGAACAATCAGGATCTCCTTTTCGGGCGCCGGGGCGGCGCCGCGGATCAGATTACGGGCGCCAGCGGAGCCGAGGCG